CAGGAAGTTCGTGGCGGGCTCCCGCCCCCTCTTAACCCCAACGATACCCCCGCCGGGGGGTGGTACCCCCCCTAGCCGTCGTAGCCGCTATCCAGCGAATCCTGGCCATACCACAAATCGACAAAAAAATAAACACCTGGCTAGGTGCACCACCCCAACCAACCACCCCTGACCAGGACGTCACAGTGACAAAAAAGGAAGACACAAACACCCATGGATGAACAACTACAAGCCGCCGATGATGCAGCCATGACCGCCGTCGAGCCCGCTAGTAATCTTCAAATCGCCCACGCTTCCGCCACCGAACGGAAAATTAGTGGCTGCATTCTCCCCTTTGGGGATGCCGGTAACACCACCGCCGGCGAGTTGGTGTTCACTAATGCTGATTCGATCACCGTGCCGTCTGATATTAGCCGGGTGAAGCTGCTCGATGGCCATGCTGCCCCAGACGGTACCTGCACCCCCGTGGGTGTCATGACCCACTGCGAAGCCCGAAAAGAAGGCCTATTTGCCGAGTTTACTATCGGCTCCGGCCCCGCCGGCGACAAAGTTCTAGCCAGTGCCCGTGAGCATATTGTTGACTCATTCAGCATCGAGGCTAAAGGCATTATCCGTGAGGGTGGCGGCCGCAATGTCCGGCGAAGCGTTTTGACCGGTGTGGCCATGGTGCCGTTCCCTGCTTTTTCGAACGCCCGTGTGGAAAAAGTGACCGCCCAGGACGCTTCCCAAAAAGAGGAGAAGCAAGAAGAAACCACTGCCCAAGCCGGCACCATGCGGGGCCTGGTCACCCCTACCGGTGGGGCCAAAACCGAATCCCGCGCCAAGGCCGCACTCAGCGATGCTATCCAAATCCTAGCCGACGCCGCCGTAGGCCGACGCACCCGCGATAGCGTCTACGCCGAACTAGTCGACATCACCCAAACCGGCATGCTAGACGGTATCCAACCCGAATGGGTCGGCGAACTCTGGGATGGCGTACCATACACCCGCGAAATTGTCAATCTGCTAACAAGCGCTGAGCTCAAAGGCCCGAAGGCTGTTGGATACCGGTGGAAGACCAAGCCAACCATGGCGAAATGGGAGGGCGATAAAAAGCCTATCCATTCCAGCAAGGCCGAGGTGGAACAGGTTACCGTGGATGCCACCTACTGGGCCGGCGGTAACGACATTGACCGCCGCTTCTGGGACTTCGGACAGACCGAACTGCTGGCCGCCTACTGGGCTGCGATGGCCGAGTCGTATGCTATCGAGACCGATAAAGATACCGGGGCGTGGCTAGTGGCCGAAGCGGCAAAGCAACCTGCTATCACCGCCCCCGACGCTTTGCGTGCCGCTACCCGTGGCGCCCTGCAAATCCGAAAGAATGTTCGATGCCCCGCCTCGTTTGTCTTGGTGTCCATTGATGATATCGAATCACTCATGAGTTTCACACGGCTGGACATGCCGGAATACATGAGTCTGACCCCGGTGAGTGATCCCAGCACGTGGACCGCTTCTGAGTTTGTGGAAAAAGGGACCATGATTGTTGGCTGCAAGCAGGCCGCGACTTTCTACGAGCTTGGCGGCGGTGCACCTATCCGTGTCGAGGCCGAGAACATCGCCAAAGGCGGCCGGGATATTGCCGGCTTCGGCTACACCGCCCGTATCCTCAACCGCCCAGATGGCCTAGTCAAAGTCAGCATTCAGAAGCCGGTAGGCCCCTAATGGGTGAGATCAGTGCTGATGCGGTGGCCGCCCACCTAGGTGACGCCTCACCCCAAACCCTTGCCGAGCTACAGCCCGCGGTTGATGCCGTGAATGCTTGGGTCGGTGGTTTCCACCCTGAAAGTCCTTGGTCGGCGGCTATCCACCTAGGCGCCGTCATGCTAGCCGCCACCATCTACCGGCGCCGAAACACCCCGTCTGGTGTCGAGGTGTTCGGCGATGGTGGCATCGCCCACGTCGCTAGGTCCGACCCACATGTTTCCCAACTACTTGGCCTGGGGGGTTGGACCAGGCCACAAGTCGGATAGGCGGCAACCATGAGACCAATGGACCTCCCTAAGCAGTTAGGGCAAATCGCCAAAAAGCTCCGTCGTGCCGGCATCCAAGCGACGCTTCGGCCCGACCAAATCCCTGTGCCGGGGGCGTGGGTGATGGTTTCCGAGATTGATGCCCAGTACCTTTCCGGCCAGGTGATCGAGGGCAAATACCAAGTAACGCTGGTCGCAAGAGATTTGGGTAGCACCAGTGCGTTAGCACAACTGTGCGAAATGCTGGAACAGGTCAGCGCCGTGCTACCGCCCCCCACGAAATGCGATATTACCAATCTGCAGCTCCCCGGCCAAGGCGCCGTACTGCCGGCGCTCACGCTTACCTACGATTTTTAGAAAGGAAAACCTATGGCAACCGGGTATACCGTGGGTCCCGGCACCCTGATCTTTGGGGAAACCGGCTCCCAACTCGAAATCAGCACCCTGACAAAATCCGCCAAGGTCACGTGGTCAGTCGACCAGGAAGATGACGAACTGTTCTTGGCTGGTAACGTCGAGGCGGGGGAGCGGAAATTTACCGCTACCCTGTCTGTTACCGCACGTCAGGAGCTCCAAAAGGACGGTATTGTCGACTGGTCGTGGAAAAACCGCGGTAAAGATATGCCGTTCCAGTTCGTGCCTGATAGCACCGCCGAGGGGCAAGTATCCGGCCGCGTCGTCATCACGCCAATTGATTTAGGCGGTGAGGTCGGTAAGAAACCGACTTCTGATTTTGAATGGAAATGCGTTGGCCACCCAACGTATACCCCACCGAATAAATAGGCAAAATGGATAACTCTGGGTTTTTCAGCGTCGCAGGTCGCGCCCACGGCATGCGTGAGCTCCGCTGCGAGCTCCGCCGTGCCGGTAGTGACATGGGTGAGCTTAAAGACGCTAACAGGGCGGCCGCCCAGATTGTTATTCCGGTGGCCATGGCCATGGCACCGAAACGCACCCTGGCACTGACAGAATCCATTCGCGTGGGGGCGACTCTTCGTGCCGGCATCGTGCGCGCCGGCAAAAAACTCGTGCCTTACGCTGGGCCAATCCACTGGGGTTGGCCGGCCCCCCGGGGCCCGGCGGGCCCCGCGCGCCGGGGCGGGGCGCACCGCGACCCCAGAGAAGCCCGCCAAGTCGCCTACCAGGCGCACATCGAAAAAATCCTCCGAAAACTTGACAGAAAGTTTTAACCCCGTGAAAATCATTGTTTACCCAGTTCAGGGCGAGAAATTTACAGTATCTACCATCCTGGCTGACCAAGTGGCGTACGAGAACACCGCACGAACCCGGCAATGGGGAAGCATTCAAGAATCGCCCATGCGTGCTGCTGCTTTCCTTTCTTGGAAGGCAGCCACCCGAACCGGAAAATTCGAAGGCACTTTCGAAGGCTGGTGCGACAGTGTGTATGACGCCACGATCGACACCAAGGATTTCCTGGGTGGTGATACCACCCCTACCCAGACGGAACCGCCCACCGGTTCATTGCCTATCTCAGCGTTCTGACCCACATTCCCCCCAGCGTCCTGCTGCAAGAGGACGACCAGATGCTATTCACCATGGTTGACGTGCTAGAAGAGTTGCACAGTAAGGAGTAACTTTCCGTGGCTAAGACGGCTGTGCTATCGGTGCGTATCATCAGTGAGGCTGCCGGTGGTGGCTTTAAAAAAGCCGCCGATGATGTCGGCCACTTTGGTGCCGAGTTCACGAAACTTACAGCGATTAGCACTTCCGTCGCGTCTGGTTTGGCGATTGCTGGCGGGGCGATTGGTCAGGTGGCGGCCGGCGCCACTGCCCTGGCCGCGGTGGCTGGGCCTGCGCTAGGTGCCGTCATGCTGGGTGTTGATGGTATCAAAGAAGCCGCCCAGGGCTTGAGCGAGCCGTTCGACGAGCTCAAGGAAGCCGTTTCCGGCGAGTTCGCTAGCGCCCTAGAGGGCCCGTTCGAGCGCCTAGGTGGGCTGATGGGGGAGCTGCAAGAGCCGCTTGCTGGCCTGGGTGGGGCGGTTGGCACCCTCATGGGTGGCATGGTGGAGACCATCGCCGACAACCAGGGCGAACTGGAAAAACTCATCGCGGCCTCAAGTCAGTTCACCGAGGCCCTAGGCCCCGGCATGAACACCTTGTTAGAGGGGGTCCTGTCTATCGGCACTGGCCTCGATGGTGTCGCATCAACGTTCGGTGAAGCGTTCGGCGGGGTACTCGCCACCCTAGGCGAAAAATTCACCGAATACGCTTCCACCGGCGCCACTACCGTGCTCATCGAGGGAATGAGTCAGGCCCTACAGGGCCTATCAAATTTGATAGGCCCTTTGCTTGATCTTTTCGTTGAGCTGGGCATCGCCCTAGGTCCCTCCCTTGGTGGGGTTTTCAGTGCCTTAGGGGTTGCGGTCGAAGGTTTAATTGGGCCTTTTTCCACCATCGCCCAGGTGGCGGGTGAAGCCCTAGTAGAAGCCCTGAACATCCTGGCCCCCATGTTTGGGCCGGTAGCTCAAGCCATTGCCGATTTGGTGGTGGCAGTCGCCCCACTACTAGGGCCCCTGGCTGAGGTCGTGGCCCTCATCGGCACTGCCCTAGCCGAAGCCGTGTCCGTTGTCGCCCCACTGGTCGGTGATATCGCCGGCCTCATCGGCGATATGCTCCGCATGGCCATAGAGGCAGTCACCCCAGTGATCCCCACGATCATCGAGGCTATCGGTATCCTGGCCGACACCGGCCGCATGTTGATCCCCGTCATTGGGGAGATAGCACAGTTTTTGTTCCCAGCCCTGGGCCAGATTCTAGAGGCAGTAGCCCCCCTGCTACCTGAATTGGCTAAGCTATTTATGCAGCTAGTGGAAGCCTGCTTGCCGCTGGTACCGCCGATAATGAAGGTGGCAGAAGCGCTGTTGCCGGCGCTTATCCGTGTGATTCAGGCGGTGCTGCCTATCCTTCTCCAGATAGCCCAGTATTTCATCGGCCTGGTTGAGGCAGTCACCCCACTATTGCCGCCCCTGGCTGATCTAATAACGTCGCTGTTGCCGCCCATCGTAGAGCTGCTAGAGGCGATAGCGCCGGCCACTAGCGCCCTTATCGGTATCATCGCCAAGCTGGCCATTGGCCTAGCCAAAGGCCTGGTCGATGCGGTTTTGAAAGTCTCAAAGCACCTAGGGTGGCTCAAAGACCTGTTCGTAGGGCTCATCGAAAAGATCAAATCCGCTTTCGAGTGGATCACAGATTTCTTAAGCGCTGCTGGTGGGCTTGGGGGTATCGGCGGGGGTGACGGCGGTGGCGGGTTCTTCGCCGCCGGTGGCGGTGGTGGCGTCGTCATGGCCTCAATCAATGCCGCTGCCGGCGGTTTCTCCGCTGCCGGCACCTTCCGCCTCTCCAACCTCCGCCCAGGCGGCACCACCCAGGTGACCTTCCATATCACCATCAATGGCCCGATCGACTCCGTGGAAACCGGCCGCGAAATCCGCCGCATCCTCGACGAATACGACGCGAAAATGAGGCGATAAAAATATGGCTATAGGGGAAAATATCAAGATTCAGGTCACTAATGCTGATTGGGATTATGATTATAATTTGGCATTTATACTTGATAATTTAAGTATTCATTGGGGGCGCGAGAATTTTTACAAACCGCCCAGCAATAGGACATTGTCTATGGCTATTTCGCTGCCAAAAAAATTTATGTCTGATACCCTTTTGCACTGGGTAAATTCGGAAATCATTATCTCGTCAAAAAACCCGAATATTGTTATATTTCAAGGATTTATTGATACGGTAAAGGGCTTTTACCAGGACTATTCCAATCTGCATGATCGTCATACATTGCAGATCGAGGCCACAGAATCCCCAACCTGGTCAGTGGCATTCACTAATCAGGTGAAATACTCCGCTACTTACCGGGACTATGGTGCGCGATATAAAGCGGCAAAAAATAATTTAGGAGACTTCATATACTATCACGGAAATGACGCCTATTTAGCGATGCCGAAAGAAGCGACGCTTACGGTAAAACAACTAGCCGAATCGTTAGTGTGGCATCCTGGTGCCTGGCCGGTCTGGTGCCCTGACTGGAAACGCTTGGCTTCCACCCTGTATAGCCTAGATAACCCCACGGGAGGATCCCCGTGGGTGCTCCCAGCCGATAAGGTTATTGATCTTTCCCCTACCTATCTTTTCAATGAATCGAACTCCCCCTCAACGGTCCTATATACTGCCGGGGGGATTTTTGGCGAAGAAAAGGAAGAAAAGGCCGGCTACGATATCCGCCGGCACCGCGATACCGATAAGGGCAATACTATTATTTTGGATACGCCTTATTGCCCTAATACGGGGGGGATAAGTACCATGGCCAGAAGCCATGCAGCGGTAGCGCTACTCCAGCCTGGTGGGCCCCGAAAAATGCGAGTGGACACCCGCCGCCTCCCCGGTATCATCAATGATCTTAACCTCTGGGAATGCTGGGAAGTCCCAGGTAGGCAAATCAAAATCAATGGTGACAGACTATCAGCGGACATTTGGGGTGTTAGCCAAACCATCCAAGACTACTACCCCATCGGCGGCACATTGACTGTTCATCCCAACTATGTGACCCACGACTTTTACTGCGCCTGGGGCAACCGAACCGCGACCACTCCCACGCCACCACCACCACCGCCACCAATTCCCCCGCTGCCCCATTTTTCTAGGCGATTCACCATGGCTAGCACCACATGGGGCAAAACTGTAACCAAATGGAAGGACACATAGATGGCTACTAAAAATAACCAAGGGGTAATAATTTTGGATGCTGATGGCAGCGATGAAATCAAAAACTATCCAACTGTGCAACGCAATAACGCTATCCGGCTTTCAAATGCTCTGCGCGTAACTTACGGCGATTTCATAGTCAATGACAACTTTCCCGTGACTCACAGCGCATCCTATCAAGCAGGCAGAGTCGCAACGATGACAGTACTATTCAAAACCGGTTCATTCACACAGCAACCAGAGACATTCCCCGAGATTTTGGACCCAGACATCCACCCAAAGGGGGTATTTTACTCGACACTGACAGGCGTCACCAATGATGGTAGGCCCGTGGCTATCATCGTGAAACTGACTACAGATGGAAAAATCATCCGATTAGAAGAGACACCGCTTGCCCAAAACGCAACCTACGCAGGCAACCTCACCTGGATAACCGCACGTTGATAACTGATGCGGACCTAGGCCGAAATCTCCCACGCCGCTGCTGCCGCCGCCCTCACCGCATCCTCCGACACAGCCACATAAACCTGAGTAGTCGCCACCGAGGAATGGCCTAAAAGCTCTTGCACAGCACGGATATCATGACTTTTCTGATACGTGACCGTAGCATAACGGTGGCGCAACTTATGGGGCGTCCAGCCTGGAGGTAGCGCATTGCTGATGTGCTTTCCTAGACATGCTGGGACCATATGGCCACTAGAGCGCCCCGGAAAAACCCAGCCATGCGCTGCAAGGATTGCTTTTGCTAGATGCGGTGGACAGGGTACTAGCCGTGAATGCCCCCCTTTTCCTGTTACGCGAAGCGCGAAGCCGCCAGAAGTCACTTGTACGTCTTTCGAATTTACCGCTGCGCATTCCGCCCTTCGAAGCCCACACATGGCCATGAGCTCAATTGCAAGCCGAATGTTTGGCTTAGCATTAGATATAGCAGCTAGCAGAATTTCATCAGGGATAGGCCGAGGAACTGATCTAATCTTGCGTATAGCAGGTAAATCTAGAGTGATATCTTCGCTGCAATAGTGTAGGCGTAAACACCATTTCCAAAATAGGCGTAGGGAAGAATACATATTTTCCCTAGCTGCCGGCCCCCAAGTTTGCGTGGAAAGCCATTGGATAAGGTCATTCCGTGTAATCTCATCAAGGGGTTTTTGTATATCAGAGAGAAGCCAACGGATATGTGATATCCGTAACATTATAGTTGCCGGTGCTCTGCCGGCCGCGGCTAGTTCAGATTCCCATTGATAAAGAACTTCAATCATGCTATCCATATCGTTGCCTGTTATAAAGTCGTTACAATTGGGCTATATGTAGACCTGAATGAGGATATTTGTTATTTTGAGAAGGAGTTTGTGGATGATTCCCGGTTTGTGCCGATTATTACTGATTTTCGACGGCGGTCGCAGCCGATTGTGCGTTATCGGCTTAACGACGTGTTGACGTTGGCGGCGGATCAGGTGTGTGGGTGTGGTCAGGCAACGACGGTTGTGGCGAAGATTGCGGGGCGGGAGGATGATGTGTTTTCGTTTCCAGCCGTAGGAGGTGATGGTCGGGTTTCGGTGTTTCCGGACATGGTGGAGCGGTGTTTTTTGTATGTGCCTGGGGTTTCGGAGTTTCGGGTGGAACGACATTCGGATGATCGGCTGGTGGTGTTTGTGGCGCCGCTGGTGGGTGAGGTGATGGATCAGGTACGGGCCGAGTTGGATGGGTTGGCGGGGCGGTTGGGGTTTGTGCCACCCCGGGTGGAGTTTGAGCCGTATGTTGCGGATTCCACCCATCGGCGGAAACGCAAACGGGTGGAGAATTGCGCACAATGATTGCGGGTTAAAGGACGATGGTGCGGCCGGCGAAGACGGAGCTGCTGTCAGGCGAGTCGGCGATGGTGCGGCCGGCGGGGACCGCCCGGGGGCGGCCCCCGGCGTGGGGGGCGGGCAGTTCTTCCGGGTTGGTTTGGCTGAAGGGAACAACGTTGCGGAATTGGCTACGAATGTAGTCGGATGGGGGCAGTTCGGTGGTGTTGTTGAAGAGCATTTCCGAACCAATGTCGTGGACCACGGCGTCAATGTCGGAGCCGGCAAATCCTTCGGAGACTTCGGCGAGTTCCGCAACGAGGTGGCTGGGGATGGCGTGGTTGGTGTATTTCCAGAAGCAGAGGTCGATGATGTCGGTGCGTTCGGTTTCGGTGGGGAGGTCGACGAAGAAGATTTCGTCGAAGCGACCTTTGCGAAGTAGTTCTGGTGGGAGGGTGGAGACGTCGTTGGCGGTAGCGACGATGAAGACTTTGGCTTGGGATTCTTGGAGCCAGAAGAGGAATTGGCCGATGAGGCGTTTCGTGACGGAGCTGTCGCCGGAGCCGGTGGCGAGGCCTTTTTCGATTTCGTCGATCCAGAGCACGCAGGGTGCCATGCGTTCGGCGGTTTCGAGGGCTTCCCGGAGGTTTTGTTCAGATTCGCCAACGTACATGCCCAGGATGGCGCCCATGTCGAGCCGGTAGAGTGGGAGTTCCCATTGGACGGCAATGTTTTTTGCGGAGAGGGATTTACCGCAGCCGGGGACACCGCACAGGAGGATGCCTTTGGGCGGGTGAAGTCTGGTGCCGGAAAGGTCGGTTTTCATGAGGGCTTTGCGTTTTTTCAACCAGGCGTTGAGGTTGTCGAGTCCGCCCACATGGTAGTTGTCGTCGAGCCGGATGCGTTCGATGCCGGTGAGTTCGCCGAAGATAGAGTCTTTGAATCGGGAGAGTTCGGCGAGGTCTTCGGCGCGGATTGCGCCTTTGACGAGCATGGTGGCTAGGACGTTGACGACTTCGGCTTCGGTAATACCGGTGAGGATTTCGGCGGCGGCCCGCATATCGGATTCCGCCCATTCGACGGGGATGGCGGTGGAATGCCCCTTCATCATGCCGGACACCAGTTCGAATATTTCTTCGGTGGTGGGGAGGTCGAGGGTGACGGACATGCCGAGCCGGGCGAGGCCAGACCAGACGGGTTTGTCGGCGAGGAGGATGATTGCGCCTTGGTATTCTTCGGCGATGCGCACCATTTGGCAGAAGTGTCGGGCGGTGGGGGTGTCGGAGTCGAGGTGGTCGATTTCGGTGAAGATAAAGTTCACGTTCCGCCGGGCTTTGAACATGGTTTTTGCCTGGTCGAGGGCGGCGGCGAGGGATTGGTCTTCGAGGACGAGCTGGTTGGAGGCGAGTTCCCGGAGGCCGTCAGCGGCGGAGTAGTAGAAGAAGGGGAGGGAGGGAATATTGGTGCTGATGGTGCGGAGGATACTGAAGACCCGGACCGGCTCGGTGGATTTGATAACAATGAGGGGGACGCGGGCTTTGAGATAGCGGGTGATGATTTCGGTGGTTTCGAGGTAGTTGGGCAT